GTTTTCTGATTCTGCGATAACAAAAACTTCCTTGAGTGGTTCTTCATCAATTACTGGCTTGACTCATTTGGAAGGTGATTCAGCAACTATATATTATGATGGCATGGAGCATACACCAAAAACTGTGTCTTCAGGATCAGTAACACTTGATATGTCAACTGGATCAACAGCAGTAGTTGGACTTGCATATGATTCCAATATCCAGACTCTTCCTCCAAACTATCCACCTAACCAGTTTTCATATACAAGGCGACTTCTTACACTTGCATTGAGCATACAGGAATCACTTGGGATAAAGGTTGAGTTTAATGATATGGATGAGGAAATACTGTTCAGGTCAACACAGGATAATATGGGTCAGCAGATTGATCTTTTTACAGGCATGAGGAAACTCACATTATCAGGTATAGGATGGGATGTACATACATTGAAAGTTATAAGTAATGGCCCATTTCCTATGCAGATTAATGCACTTGCAGTAGAAGTAGAAACAGGAGGTATTTAATGTATGCAGAAATAATGATGGGACTGAGCTTGTTTGCAGGATATATGGGCGCACAAGCAAAACGTGAGGGTGCATATGCACAGGGAGATGAATATTTCACGATGGGTGATGAGACAATTGCAACGGCAAAAACAAATATCAGGAAGATGGATGAATCCAGATACTTAACTGAACTCGATATACTTGAAAAAACACAGCAGGAAATTAACTTTGCATCAGATCAGGGACGCAGGGACTATGCAACTATGGAATCAGACTTTTCATCAAGAGGTGCAGTATTGAGTGAAGGTACTCCAATGGAGGCGCTTGCAAATCAGGCGTTGCAGTCATCACAAAGAGAAATTGGTATTGCACAATCAGCACGAAAAGGTATTGGTGCTTTGCGCTACCAGACTAAGAAGGGACAGGAGTCTACAATGAGAACTGCACGAACAAGAGCAAATCAATATTATCGTCAGGGGCAAATGGCATATGATTCAGCAGAAAATATGTTCATGGCAAATATGTTGGGATCATTTATAGGTGCAGGAAGTTCATATGCACAAATGCCGGATTCGTCTAAATATTTTACGAGTTAACAAATGGCAGAGTTAAATATATATAAACCAGAATCACAAGTATATCAAAGAGGAGTTGCACAAGATGCGTCTCCAGGTGCTATTGATGTATCTGGACCTAAAATGGCTGAAGGTGCTATATGGGATCAGGTAGGCAAGGGTGTACAGGCAATTACTAAAGAGTTTATCAGGAGACATGAACAAGCAGTAAATCTACGTGCAAATGAAATTCTTGATGAACAGAATCTACATAATAGCGATGTTGTATTTGCACTTAATGACTTATCAACTATGGCATCTGATGAGTTATCTCCTGCGAAGATGGTAGAACATTTTAAAGATGTTGAAAGTGGTCTTGTTGTAGATGGAAAAAAATTAACTCCATATAAAGTGCCGGATGATCTTGACCCTGATGTGGAGAAGCTGATTAAGAACAAAGTAGAAATCAAAAATAATGATTTATACGCAAAAATTATTGAAAAAAGCAAAGATGAATTAAATAACAGGCAATCATATTTTACTGAAGTACAGGCTAAAAATTATATAAAGTCAATACATACGACTGTAAATAGTGATGCATATGATCCTGAACTTGGTACATGGACTGATAAAGCTAAAAAAGGTCTTGATCAAAAGAGATGGTATCAGCACCAAGCAATAGAAAATGCTGTTAATTATGGTGTGATAAAAGATTGGCAAGGCCAAGCATTAAAACGAAAAGTGGAAGAAACACAACTTTCTGCAATGTTTACGAGAGATTATTTACATGATCCTGATAAAGCAGTAGAAAGAGCAATAAGTGGACATTATAAATATCCTGATGACGTTGGAGGAGGAATTCTTGAGTCTTCTCATTGGGAAGGACAAGTCAAATGGGATAGATATGGAAAATCAAAAGAAGCAAAAGCAAAGAAAAACAGACATGCAAAAGCAGTTCTTTTAAATCAAGCAACTTCAAGTAAGGAATCTGGAGCATTATTCTTGGAGGAGTGGGGAATAAGAGATGATAAACAAAAGTTGTATACAGTAAATGAAAAGAAACTTACAGAGATGATCAATGATCCGAAATCTATGCTTTTTGGTACTGATATAGAAGAAGCAGATTTACTTGGTTTATTGCGTAGTGCATCAAAAAATGTTCGTTGGTCAGGTTCAAAAATGGGGGATACGGAATTTGCTAATTTATATAGTTCTTATGAAAAGTTTGTTACTGATCAAGTATTTGGTACAGATGGACGAACAGCAGAAGACCCTTTTATGGAATGGGAGGGTAAATTCCCTACAGATATTATATCTGCTGATCAACACAGTAAATTCTTGAGATTATTTCAATTGAAAAAAGATGGACAGAATATTATGTCCAGTATAAATACAGATTTAAATATAGAAGAATTACAAGAAAAACGAAAGAATCTAAAAAAATATAAAAAATACGGCACAGAGACAGGTCTTGGGATTGTTGGAGCATTGGAGAGGAAGATAGATGAAACTATAGCAACAATAGATCATAGTGGTGCTGATGCAGTAGTTGAAAGAACTCCAATAGAAGAAGGAAATACTGAAGCCATTGCAGAAAAATTAAAAGAAAATAATCTGCCAAATGATAAGAATAATACTGGCACAGTTACAAGCAGAGCAGAAAATGAATTTTGGCAAAATTTAGGAATAGATAAAGATAATTTGAAGAAAAACTAATGAGTAAACAAACAGATTACCTTGAACAAATATGGGCTAATAATAAGCCTCTTTGGTATAAATCACGTAATAGCGCAGGAGATTCCCTGCTTGGTGGATATATGGATTTAATGATGCTTGGTCGCATTAATCCAATGATGAAGGGAACAATGTTTGACACTGCATTAAATGGATATAAAGGTCAAACACAATTAGGAGAGTATGAGAACACTATACTAAGGCAAAACAAACAGAAATTGTTGCGTAGCGGAGTACCTTCAATGTTTGAAAATCCTGCGCTTTCAACGCCAATGATTAATTTGTATGAAGCAACAGTAAAACGCAGATTTGATGAAAGTGGAGGACATTTCAGTGAGATTGCCTCAGATATTAATAATAAAATGTTTGGAAACTGGTTTGTACTGAGTGAATTAGGCCCAACATCAGTCATATTTCCACAAAATGAATTAAATAAATTGGGTTTAGATAGAGATGATGTAATACGTGGTCAGTACAGGGCATATATCCATCCATTAAAGCAGGGAAGGAATCTTGAGTTTGGATGGTATCAATCTAATACAGATGCAGAGAATGAATTTAACAGGATTTATAAAGGACACAATAGGGACATGCTCAAAACTATTAAGGATTTATCTTCAGGAAATCTTGGAATTGTCCCGATTCAATCTCCCGGTACTGATAATTATGTAAAAGATGGATGGGTGTTCGCAATACGTTATGGTGATCCTGATATGCCGTCTTCTTGGCATATTGTCGGAGAAGTAAAAGTTGATGGAGAAACACTTCAACATACAAACTCTGAGCTTCTTGAACATTTTGCTTCAAGTTATATAGTCAATTTCCTTCAGGATTACAAAGATGATTGGTTTGGAACTGGATATACAGGATTTACTGGTGGTTGGGATTTATCAAGAGAAGAAATAATTAAACAGGCAGACGATCCATCACCAACGGCAGGATATATAATTACTGATCATATACCAAGAAGCATTCTTGCAGGATGGACAACATTTTCTGATCCACGTGAATTGGAACACAGATATGTTATCAAGCCTCTGGCAGAGAAGCTGAAGAAAAATCCCAAACTCACAGTTGAACAAGCAGTAGAGAGTATGCTGGAAGACTATTATCCAACGCCTGATATTTATTCAAGAATCAGAAAATGATACAGCAAACATATTACTATCAGGAATTCCCAAATATGCTCACAGAAGCATTGGAACGCTATAAGCCGGGGGCATACCAGACTTTTAAGCTTCGTGCAGTACAAGCAATGGAAAATACTTCTCTTGCATGGACAACAGATGCAGTTGACACAAAGTTTGGTCATGGAAGCAATGAGGTAATTCCACAGGATTCATGGAACTTAACTCATCCTAATTACAGGGAAGGGATAAAGTGGCATGACGGATTTACAGAAGCACATGCAATTGTACAGTCTCGCCAGCATGACAGAAATGCAAATAAGCATCTATCACTCAGAAATACAAGTGCATGGAGTGTAGAGAGTGTAGGAGGAATGTTTGCAGGAAACCTATTTGATCCAATTAACTATATTCCATTTGTAGGTGTTACAAATTGGGCAATGCGTTTTGCCAAGATGTCAAAAGCAGGAAAGAGTGTATCAACAGTAAGTAAAATTGGGCCAGATGGAAGAATAGGCGCATATAACATTCATGGATGGAAAGTTGGAAGTTCAGGCAGAGATCAAACTGTTGCACTGCTTAAAACTGCTGATGATGTACTACCTACCGCACCTCCTGTTAAACCAGTTGCTACAGCCGTTAGATGGGCTTCTGACGCAACAATGGCAGAATCCTTATTCCAGGTGGTAAAACAAAGTTCAAGGCAAGCACAGGGCGATAAAGTGGATTATGTGGGTGCATCAGTAGATGTCGCAATTGCAACGCTTACTGGAGGAGTTTTAAGCACTTTCCCAATTGCAAATAATATCAGGAAAAACTTATCAGAACAACAGCATTTAAATAACCTCAGTATCAAGATGACTGAACTCAGGGATGGTATATCAGGAAGATATTTTGGTAAAGGAGATAGTGCAGAACCAGAATTAAATTCGGAACAGGTAAGACAAAATCTTGAAGAGAATATAAACAATCTTCGTGGTGACAACAGGAAGAATCTTGATGCAAGTATGGAAAATATAAAAGGTATTGCTCTTCATACCGCAGAAGGTGTTATGCATTATTCAAAGTTGTTATACAAAACCATTACATGCATGAATAAAAAATGAGTAATGAATGTGCAAAAATCCTGACAGATGAAGGTGTATCAAAAGATGATGCAACCGAAATACTGGATAGATTAAGGAATGGTGATAAACCTGAAATCATACTCAAGGATCAGGAGTTTGAGCAGTTCAGGAAAGCATCAACAGAAAGATCACAAACTAAGACAAATGAATATATAAATACAATTAAGGATGTTGCCTCTTCACTCAAACGACCCTACAAAACCTTATTTAATATGCTTGTAAATGGAAAAAACAGCATTGCAAATATGTCACGTACTCGAGTTAAGCAAAGAATGAACGAAATACTTGCAGAAACAGAGTTGGGTGATCTGGAACTGGCATATATGCTGGCAACTAATGAAAAATTCAAAAGAGCATTAATTGATGAGTTATTTAACTTTGATGGCAAGCCAAAGACTAAAGATGTAACTGCATTTAATCTGGCAAAATCAATTCATAAACATCAGACAAAACAGATTGAAGAAGCAAATAAGCATGGCGCAGGATTAGTACAGTTGGATGACTATGTTACAAAACAGTGGCATGACATAGTTAAAATTACTGAAGCTGGTGCAGTTAGATGGGCAGATGACATATTGAAGGAATTAAATATAGAAGAAACAACAAGACGTATTCTCAGGGAAAATAAGTCAATAAAGAAACCGGAATTTAAAATACGTGAATATCTTGAAAAGAGTTTTGATGAAATGACACGTGCATCATCAAATGATGGAATTGTCTTGGATGCAATGAGATTAAGGAGGGTACTTGCATTCAAGGATGCAGATTCATTAATCAGGTATAACACTAAATATGGACATAAAAATATTGCACAAGCCATATTTGAGAATATGGAAATGATGGATAACCATATTACTCTTGGTGAGGTAATGGGCTATGGATTTGATGATGTCAAGACAGTCATGATTAAAGGTAAGCCACAGCAAGTAACTGATAAAATCTCTCCAGTTGATGAAACAAAAAATACCCTGCTTGCACTCAAGGATATGGGTAAAATTTCTGATAATGAATACAGCAGATTAAGTGCAGGATTAAGAGAAGTATCAGGAGATAATTATGTAATTGGTAATCCAAAGCTTGCAAAACTCCATTCTGCATATGTTGGATGGAAGATAATGACAACATTAGGCAAAGCTGTACTCTCTTCTATTATGGATATATCAAGTGCAGGAATATATCTTCATTACAACGGCATAAGTCCATCCAAAGGTTATTATGGTCTTCTCAAGCACACCTTCAGGTCAATGACACGCCAAATTTCCAAAGAGGAGAAGCTAAACATATTTAGAATGCTAAAAGTTGGTGCAGATGGCGCAATCATGTCGAATTACAGCAGATATACAACAGGTGATCTGGTATCTGGAAAGATTGCAGAAGGTGCAAACATGATGTTCCACTTAAACTTCCTCAATATGTGGACAAACATGATGAGAGAAGGATATTCATCAATGACATCTATGCACTTGGCTAATAACTTGAGTAAATCTTTTGATGAAATTCCAGAATTAATGAGAAGAACTCTGGAAGAATACGGCATCAGGAAAGGTGAATGGGCAGAACTACAGAAGATTGGAAGCTTCAATGCAGGAAAATACAAGAAAGGCGCACATGCATCAGAAAACTACATAACCTCAGATTGGATTAAGGAAAATGGAGGAAGTCAGGCACTTGCAGATAAGCTTGATCATTACTACATAAATGAAAGCAGACTTGCTGTACCAGAAGCAGATGCATCAGACCGTGCAATTATGTTTGGAAATCACGATAGAGGAACTATTCCAGATATTGCAAGACGCTTATTCTTCTTTCTGCGTACCCATCAAGTCAATCAGGCTCGTAATTTATACCCAAGAATGTTCCAGATGGGACTGCCATCTATTATACATACTGTTCCTGCAATTGGACTTGGATATACATCAATTGCACTGAAAAGTATGGCTTCAGGAAAAGAGCCACCAGATATAAATAATCCTATGTTAATTGTAGACGCACTTGTACAAAGTGGATATGCCCCACTTATAGGTGATTTTGTTGCTGGAGAATATGGTAGATACAGGCATAGTTTTGATGAAGCAATATTAGGTGCAGGATATTCAGATATAAAGAACTGGACTCAGCTTTTTACAGGCTTAATTAATGGAAATAAAAAGGCAAGTGATTTGTATAATAATTTGCGTTATAACGTGCCTTATGCTAACCTGTTTTATACGGAGAGTGCTGTTAACTACGGTATTCACTATGGAATAATGGAAACCTTTACTCCCGGTTATTTAAACAGGATTGAATCACGTGCAAGAGGCATGGGTACTGAGTTTATGTACGAACCTTCAAATATATGGGGATATTAAAATAACATGATTACAACTTCCGTAAGAAGATCAGATGTTTTTACAGGAAATGGCACTGCTACAGACTTTAATTTTACTGCCTCAAGTGTATACATTCCTGTTAAGGAAGCTACACATATAAAAGTATACAAAGATACTGCAACTGATACAAATAATGCATTTCAATTGGTGAGTACAAGTAACTATACAGTGTCATTTGCAGGATCAGATAATACAAATGCAACTGTTACTTTTAATAACGATCAAATTCCTGCTAATAATGACAAAATATTACTCCTTCGTGAAGTTCCCTATACACAATTAACTGACCTTACTAACAACTCCTTATTTGATGCAGAATCACTTGAAAGTAGACTTGATTCTCTCACCATGCAGACTCAGCAACTCAGTGACAAAGTAGAATACGGCTTCACAATCGGAGAAACTATTGCTGACAGTCCCGGTTCTCTTGATAAAACTGCTACTGAGAGAGCAGGAAAATTTATGAGTTTTGATGATAATGGTGATCTTACAATATCTTCTGAAGATACAGAAGATGTTACAGACATGATGCTTGAAACTAAGGATTGGGCAAATAAGGTAAATGGAGGAGTAAAAGATTATCAAGATGGAGTCGTAACAGGATCAGTTTTAGGATATTCCGCAAAAGCACACGCAATTGGAGGAACAGACGTTGATACTACTACTGGCTCTGCAAAAGATTGGGCAACCAAAGCATCTTCAACTGTTGGAAATACAAGTACATACTCTGCTAAATATTATGCAGAACAAGTAGAAGCAACATATGACTCTTTTGATGACAGATATTTAGGCGCACATACTACTGCAAACAGAGAAACAGGCGGTAATGTAGGTAAAGATAATGACGGAAATGCATTATTAGACGGAGCATTATATTTCGATACCACATTAGATGTAATGAAGGTATGGGATGATACAGGCTCAGCATGGAAACAGCTTACCCCCACCTCTACAAATCAGACAAACATTGACATTTTAACCACTAAATATGATGGATCAACAACTTCTGGTAGTGGAACTAATCTTAATATTGCACAAGTAGATACAGTTGCAGACAACATTGCAAATGTAAATAAAGTAGGTGTTATTGATGCAAATGTAACAAAGGTCGCAGATATAGATGATAAAGTTACAACAGTTGCAGATGATGGCGTAGATATAGGCAAGGTTGCAGGAAAAGAAACAGAGATAGGCAGATTAGGCACTAATGATATGTCTGATGCATCTAATGGTTATCTTACCAGATTAGGTACTGATGCAATGGCAAATGCAACTACAGGCCATATTAAGAAGCTTGCAGATGTTGACTCTCATATCTCCACATTAGGACCAATTTCAGCAGATATTACAAGCACTGCCGGAGTTACTACAGAAATGGATACTATCGTTAATAAATACGATGGTACAACCGCCAGTAGTGGAACAACTAAAAACCTTGCATTAATTAACAGTGTACATGGAAAGATAACAGAAATAGGTAGACTAGGAACAGCAGAAGCGGTAACAGACTTAGGAATATTAGGAACTACTGATGCTGTCAATGATATGAATATTCTTTCAGCAGGATCAGTTCCAGATAACATGGCAACAGTTGCAGGAATATCGGGAAATGTAACAACGGTGGCGGGGATTTCAGGAAATGTAACAACAGTAGCAACTTCACCAGTACCAGCTAATCTTGCAACAGTAGCAGGATCAATTGCTGATGTTAACAGGTATGCAAATGAATATAAGATTCAAGCAACTGCACCTGGATCTCCAAGTGAAGGGCATATGTGGTTTGATAGTTCATCAAATAAAACTTTTAAAGTCTATAACGGCACTTCATGGACAACAGTAACCGAAGGTCAAAGTGCAGAAGAAGTTAATGCCACAAGTATTTCTATGGCAATTGCGCTTGGTTGAAAATTATAAAGGAATAATATGGCAAACACATTTATAAGGAAAGTACAGAAAGGAATAGGCACAGATGCTAATGGTGTTCAATTAGGCTCATATGCCGTTGCATCATCTCCTGCTACTAAAGCAACTGTAATAGGATTATCTGTATCAAATACTTCTTCATCTTCAATTGATGTTGATGTTGTTCTTTCTCAGGATGCATCAAATACAACATCAGATGTATCAATTGTAACTAATGTTCCAATACCATCAGGAAGTACAGTAGTGCTTATTGGAGGAGATCAGAAGTTAGTTATGGAAGGTGGGGATATGATTAAAGTTCGCAGTTCTGCGAGTGCAAGCTGTGATGCAATTATGAGTGTATTGGAGATTACCTAATGTCTTATATTGGAACTAACGCACAGGATCCTAATTATTTTGCCAATGAACCTACTTCTATTGAATTAGAAGGTGGAACATATAATACGGATCGACTGTATCGCTCCTCTACAGCAACAGTTACAGGAGATATTACACTTACAAATAACCTTGTATTAGCACGGATTACAGATAAAGGGAACAATGTAACTCTTACTTCTGATGGTACTACTCGAACTATAACAGGATCAGGAAAGATCGAATCAGGTAATATTGTTACTACTATGCCTGGTATATTCGATGGAATGACAGGCACAATTGGGAGTGGGGTGACTATTGGGAGTGCTGTTACTGGCAGTCCTGCTCTTAACATGGTAAATTTTACTAACCAAGCCTGTTTTGCTGTTTATAATTCTGGTAGTAATCAAGCATTAGGCACAGCAAGTACGTGGTTAACTTGGACAAGTAATCAATCTGATGTAGATAATTTAAATGGAAGAAATAATGATTATTATGAAATAAAAGAAGCTGGTTATTATTTTGTACATGGTCAAATAACATTTGGTGGATCAATGTATGACTCTCAATATAATGCTGTTGCTCTTTTTATAAATTCAACAGAAGCAACGTCTGCTTTTATTGGGGGTGAATTTTCACAGACAGATGTAGCAACTGCAACAGTTTCTTTTATAAGAAATTTAAGTATTGGAGATAAGATATATTTAAAGGCTCAACATAGTGGCAATACTGCTACAACTATATTAAATGGTACAGATCGTCAAACTCAATTAATAGGACTTAAATTATTTATATAAAGATATATGCCAGACCTAATAATAAAACCAAAAAATCAAAGCGGAAATAAGTTAATCCTTCAGGATCAGGCAGGAGGAGCAGTCCTCACAACGGCAGACTCTGGTGCTACTTTCTCAGGTGGCAATATAGGAACTGTGACAGCAGGTACAATAAATTCTGCTGTTGGAGGAGCATTAGGGTGGAGATTGCTTGAAACTCAAACCGTTACAGGAACATCAACTAATGAAATTGATATTGGTTCTGCAACGACATTAAGTTCTTCTTTTGATGATTATATGATTGTAGGTACTGACATTCAGTTACAAAATGCACAAGATTTGGTAGGGAAAATGACTATTGGTGGCACCCTGAGGGAGGGTTCTAGCTACGGATATAGCTCTGCTGGTGATGATGCTAATAATGATGAACATTCAAATCAAAATACTGGCGCTTCTGAATTTTTTTTATCATCAAAAACTTTTAATAATAATGCTTATAATTCAGCAAATTTTAAATTATATTTTGCAAAGCCCACCAACACTGTAATTTACCATAAGGTTTATGGGGTTATTGGGTTTGATTCCTCTGTAGCATGGTCAACAGGGGCTACATTTTCAGCAACTAATCATGGTCATACTGGGGCATTAACAGCTTTTCGTTTCCAAGCATCAACTTCAGGTTGGATAACAGGAGTATGTAAACTTTATGGCTTAGAAAAATAGGTACTATGCTAAGAATAAAAATGAATAATGGTGATCCAGCAGAATTAGATACACCACATGCTACTGAAGATGAGATGAAAATTTTAAATGCAAAAGCTCAACGCAATTCATTATTGGCAGATTCAGATAAGTATATGATTAGTGATTTTCCAGTTAAAAATAAATCTGATTGGGAAACATATAGGGAGTTATTAAGAGATATGGATTTTTCTGATCCAGATAATATCACATTCCCTACTAAACCAGAATAATACCCGAAAGGATAAACTATGGCAGATTTTATAATAAAAC